TAACGATGATGGAGATATAACAACTGTAAATTCATATAATACTTTTGATTATGGAAAAGAAATACAAACAGTAAATGGAATAAGAAATTCTGATATTATTGATATCAGACCAAAAACTTCTACTTATAATGTTATTGAAAATTCTCCATCACCATTAGAATTTTATGGAAGAACTTTTGATGTATCAGGAAATTCTGCTAAAAATATTTTAGCATCTGATGAATCTATTACAACCACATTTTCATTCTATCTTGGAAGAATTGATAGAATTTATTTGACTAAAGATGGAAAATTCCAGGTTAAGTATGGAGTTCCATCCGAAAGACCAGAAAAACCTGTTTCTATAGATGATGCACTAGAAATTGCAACTATAGATTTGCCAGCTTATTTGTATAATACTACTCAGGCTACCATTCAATTCTTAGAACATAAGAGATATAGAATGGTTGATATTAAGCAATTGGAAAATAGAATTAAAAATCTTGAGTATTATACTGCCCTTTCTTTACTCGAATCAAATACAGCAAATCTTTTTATTCCCGATGGAGACGGTTTAAATAGATTTAAGTCTGGTTTCTTTGTCGATAATTTTACATCATTACTTGCACAAGAAGATTCAATTTTTTATAAAAATAGTATTGATATTGCAAACAAACAGTTAAGACCAAGACATTATACAAATTCTATCGATTTAATTTCTGGCCCGGTAACAGGTGTAGATCCAACGGAAGATTTAGCATTTACCCCAATTGAAGGTATAAATGTTAGAAAGTCAAAAGATGTAGTTACATTAGATTATGCGGAAGTTGAATGGTTAAAGCAATCATTTGCAACTAGATCTGAAAGTGTTACTCCTTTCTTAATTAGTTTTTGGCAGGGAACGTTAGAACTTACTCCAGCAACGGACACCTGGGTTGATACTGTAAGATTAGAAGCAAAAGTCATTCAAGCTGAGGGAAATTATGCGCAAACTCTTGCAAATGCTGTCAGAACATTAAATGTAGATCCACAGACAGGATTTGCTCCTATAGTTTGGAATGCTTGGCAAACAAACTGGACTGGCCAAGAAGTTATTAACTCAACTAGAGTAAGAACTGAAACTGAAACAGGATCAACTTTTGGTGTTGGTGGATGGATTAATGGTGGAAGTGGAGTTGCTCAACTTAGAAGAATCGAAACAACATCTGTTATTCAAGATAATTTAAGAGAAACTAGAGAAACTGGAGTTCAATCAAGAACTGGTTTAAGAACCATAGTAACTGAACAATTTGATAATACTTCTGTTGGTGATCGAGTCGTAAGTAGAAATCTCATTCCATATATGAGATCTAGAAATATTCAGTTTGTTTCTAAAAAACTTAAACCATTAACTCAAATTTATACTTTCTTTGATGGAGTTGATGTAACTAAATATTGTGTTCCAAAATTATTAGAAATTTCGATGATTTCTGGAACTTTTGAAGTTGGCGAAAAAGTATTAGGAATAATTCAAAATACAGGATTAAATCCAAGTATTGGGCAAGTTCTGACAAGAATCTCATTTAGAGTTGCACAGTCTAATCACAAAGAAGGTCCTTATAACGCAGCAACAATTACTTATCCAAATAATCCATATACAGGACAAATCTTACAACCAACTTATTCGTCAACATCAAATATTTTGAATGTTGATACATTTTCACTTTCAAACCAACCACAAGGAGAGTATAGTGGATGGGTAGAATCTGGAATGATATTAGTAGGTCAAACTAGTGGCGCACAAGCAACTATCACTAATGTGAGATTAGTTTCAGATTTATCGGCAACATTGATTGGAAGTTTCTTTGTCCCAAATCCAAATACAAATATTCATCCAAAATTTGAAACTGGAACAAAAACATTTACCTTAGTAAACAACAATTTAAATGATCAAAACGCTGCAACTACAATTGCTGAAGAAGGGTTTGTTTCAAGTGGAACTTTAGAGACAGTTCAAGAAAATATTATTTCAGTAAGAAATGCTAGAATTCAAAACAAACAAGAATTTGAAGAAAGGGCAGTATCTAGAACTACAGGAACTCAAGTTGTAGGTGGCACAACTTTGTCCCAATCGAGAAGAGATGTTTTGGTTGGTTGGTATGATCCCCTTGCCCAATCTTTCTTAGTTGATGATGAAACGGGAGTTTTCTTAACCAAATGTGAGGTTTTCTTCAAATCTAAAGATGATATGGATATCCCTGTCACCTTCCAACTGAGAACGATGCAAAATGGATTCCCAACTCAAAGAATTCTTCCATTCTCAGAAATTACTTTAGATCCTGGAGATATTCAAACATCTGCAGATGGATCTGTAGCTACTACGTTTAATTTTGATGCTCCAGTTTACTTAGAGGGTGGAAAAGAATATTGCATATGTCTTGCATCAAACTCAACTAAGTATAGTGTTTATATCTCAAGAATTGGCGAAAATGATCTTCTAACACAGACATTTATATCAAATCAACCATATCTTGGATCTTTATTTAAGTCTCAAAATGCTTCAACTTGGGAAGCAAGTCAATGGGAAGATCTTAAATTTACTCTTTATAGAGCAGATTTCTTAAATTCCGGAACAGTTGATTTCTATAATCCAGAATTAAGTCGAGGAAATAAACAAATTCCAACATTAATGCCAAATTCTCTCAGTCTGATTTCTAAAAAAATTAGAGTTGGACTTGGATCAACAGTGCAAGATTCTGGACTAATCTTAGGAAATACTGTTATTCAGCAAGGCACTAATGCAACTGCAAATTATGTTGGATCTGCTGGGAGCGCATCTGGAACTTTAACTGTAATTAATTCTGGAATTGGATATACTCCATCTAGTGGTGGATTATCAATTAATAACATCAATCTTGTTACAGTCACTGGTAGTGGTAAAAATGCAACAGCAAATGTAACTGTTTCTAATGGTGTTGCTATTGCTGCAACAATTACAAATGGTGGAGTTGGTTATCAAGTTGGTGATGTAGTTGGAATTAGCACATTTGGTTCTGTTCCTGTTGGGAGGAACGCAAGATTTTCGATCGTTTCAATTGCAAGCACAAATCAATTAATACTTGATAATGTACAAGGCGATTTTGTTGTTGGGGCAGCAAAAACAGTTCAATACATTAATAGTTCTGGTATAACGACAACTTTAAATTCTTCAACTGGTGGCGGTGTACTTATAAATTCTATAGAAACAATCAGTGATGGACTGCATATTAAAGTAAACCATCAAAATCATGGAATGTACTCCAGTGAAAATTATGTTACCATTTTCGATGCACAATCGGATATTAATCCAACAAAATTAAGCATTGCATACAATATAAACTCATCTGGATCAATTAGTGTTGATAACGCATCTAATTTTGCAACTTTTGAAAATGTTGGTGTTGGAACAACTAACCCGGGTTATCTATTAATAGGTGATGAAATTATCAAATATACTTCAGTTTCTGGTAATTTAATTGGTGGTGATATCTCTAGAGGGACAAATTCAATGAATTACCCAACAGGAACTCCAGTTTACAAATATGAGCTGGGAGGAGTCTCTTTAAAAAGAATTAATAAGACCCATTATTTAAATGATGTTACTGTTTCAGATGCAATAACATTCGATTCTTATCATATAAAACTTGATATGGGAGATATGGGCCAAAATGGCATTGGTAGAACTGACGGTGTTGGTTATCCGCAACTTTATATCAATCAAACTAAATCTGCTGGTGGATATAAAACTAAAGCAACACAAAATATGCCTTATGAAATAGTTACTCCTATTGTTCAGAATTTAACAGTAAGAGGAACTTCTTTAAGTGCTTCCCTAAGAACAGTTACAGCATCAAGTATAAGTGGAAATGAAATTCCATTCATTGATAATGGATTTGAAACTATTAGTATTGGAAAACCCAATTATTTGGATAGCACAAGAATAATATGTTCCAGAGTTAATGAAAATTTAAAATTATTAAATCTTCCCGGAAACAAATCAATGAATCTTAGATTACAACTTGATACGGTAGATTCTAGACTAACTCCAGTTCTTGATACACAAAGAATAAGTACAATATTAACTTCAAACAGAGTTAACAACGTTATTTCAAATTATGCAACTGATTCTAGAGTCAATACAGTTGATCAAGATCCCACCGCATTCCAATATATTTCAAAAGAAATTAATTTGGAAAATGGAGCAAGTTCCATCAAAATTCTGTTAAATGCTCATATTAATCAGTATTGCGATATAAGAGCTTTATATGCTATTAGTGAAAAACCAAACTTCAATCCAGTTTTCATACCATTCCCAGGATATATGAATTTAAATACTAAAAATGAAATTATAAATTTTGCCGATAGTGACGGGAGATCTGATGTATTTGTAACCCCAACTCAATCATTGGGATTTGAAACTTCTGAGATAGAATTCAAAGAATACTCATTCACTATAGATAAATTGCCATCATTTAAATCATATAGAATTAAATTAGTTCTAACATCAACAAATCAAGTTTATGTTCCAAGAATTAAAGATTTGAGAGTAATTGCTTTGGCATAAAATATTATGGAATATTTAAAAGTTGAAGGATATTCGCATTTAGTAAGAGATAAATGCACAAATTCAATTATTAATACAAATATGTCAGAATATCAAGAATATATTTCTAGAAAAAATGCAAAAAATATGGAGAATCAAAAAGTACAGAATTTAGAAAAAGATCTTGCTAATATGAAGGAAGATATTAATGAAATTAAAAATTTACTTCGGAGTTTAATAAATGAATCCTGATCAAATTAAGTTGGATGATTTATCTAAAAGTTTTGAATATACAAAATCTTGCATTGAAATAGATTGCATAGAAGATATTGAACAGATTAAAATAATCGCAAAATCTTATATTAAATTATACTTAAAGCAACAAGAAGTTTTGAAAGACTTAATTAAACTATAAATATTTTAAAAAGTAGAAAATATGGCGCAACCATCTACTAGACAAGAATTGATTGATTATTGTAAAAGAAAATTGGGAGCTCCAGTTTTAGAAATTAACGTTGCAGATGAACAAATTGAGGATTTGGTCGATGATGCTATTCAATTTTTTCAAGAAAGACATTTTGATGGAGTATATCCAACTTTTTATAAGTATAAATTAACACAGTTTGATATAGACAGAGGAAGGTCTAGGGGTGGAGATTCTGCAGTTGGACTTTCTACTATATCGGTTACAGCAAATATAGTCGGAACTGCAACTACATTTAAATATGAAGAAAATAGTAATTATTTACAAGTTCCACCAAATATTATAGGAGTAAATAAAATTTTCCATTTTGATGGATCAAATTCAATTACTCATAATATGTTTAGTGTTAAATATCAATTATTTTTAAATGATATCTATTACTGGGGAGCAACAGAATTATTAAGCTATGCAATGGTTAAAACATATCTTGAAGACCTTGATTTTTTATTGACAACACAAAAGCAAATTAGATTTAACAAAAGGCAAGATAGACTTTACTTGGATATAGATTGGGGATCAGTAAAATCTGGGCAATATATTATTATTGATTGTTACAGCACTCTTGACCCAAATGATTATTCGAAAGTTTGGAATGATTCGTTTTTAAAACCATATTTAACCTCATTAATTAAACGTCAATGGGGGCAAAATATGATGAAATTTACTGGGGTTAAACTTCCTGGTGGAGTAGAACTTAATGGTAGACAAATGTATGATGATGCGCAGAGAGAAATTGATATTTTAATGGAAAAAATGTCAAATACTTATGAACTTCCACCTTTTGATATGATAGGATGATAAGATGCTCAATCCATTTTTTTTACAAGGATCCAAGGGGGAACAGGGATTAATACAGGATTTAATCAATGAACAACTTCGTATGTATGGAGTTGAAATTTATTATTTGCCAAGAAAATATTTAACAGAAAAAAAAGTTCTAAGAGAAGTTATAGAATCTGCATTTGACGATGCATATCCATTAGAAGCTTATATTGAAAATTATGAGGGATATGGAGACAACACAACTATACTTTCAAAATTTGGTATTCAGGCATTAAATGAATTGTCTATTACAATATCCAAAGAAAGATTTGAGACTTATATTTCACCATTAATCAAAGGAAAACCAAATATTAAATTATCAACGAGACCTAAAGAAGGAGATTTAATATATTTTCCTTTAGGGGATAGATTATTTGAAGTAAAATTCGTAGAACACGAACAACCATTTTATCAATTACAAAAAACTTATGTATATACATTAAAATGCGAACTCTTTAGATATGAAGATGAAGTTATTGATACCGGTATTGAAGAAATAGATGATACAAATGTTGGTGGAGGAGTTACTGATAGTGGTATTGGTGGTGGTATTGCAGTTACTCAAATTCTTACGATGGTTGGTTTTGGATCAACAGCATCTGCAACAACCACACTGTTAAATGGTGGAGTTAGATATATTACAGTAACAAATAGAGGTGGTGGGTATTCAAGTACTCCAAATGTAGCAATATCTTCTGCGCCATATGGAGGATTAACGGCAAAGGCCATTGCATCTATGATTAGTGGTATAGTAGTATGCAATGATAACGTAAATCCGCAAAATAAATCGGTTCAAAGTGTCCTTTTAACTAATCCTGGATATGGATATACTATAACTCCAGGAGTAAAGTTTATTGGTGGAGGTGGATCTGGTGCGAATGCAACAGCAACTATAGGAACTGGAATTATAGGACCTATTGTAGTTACTAATGCTGGATCTGGATATACATATGCTCCAACTATAACATTTGTTGGAATTGCTTCAGTTTCTGCTGCAGCAACTGCAATTGTAAGTGCTGCAGGATCAATTACTGCAATTAGAATAACTAATGCCGGACTAGGATATACTCAAGCACCATCAATAACAATATCATCACCATCGTTTGTTGGAATTGGAACTTATCAATATAATGAAATAATTACAGGAAGTATTAGTGGAGTCACTGCAAGAGTAAGATCTTGGAATTCTGTTACAAGTACTTTAGAAATTTCAAACGAAACTGGATCCTTCATAAGAGGAGAAAATATTGTAGGGTCTGCTTCTTCCGCATCATATGTTTTATCATCAATAGGTGATTATTTTATTGAAAATGCATATGCTGATAATTTAGATATAGAACTTGAGGCAGACGGAATAGTAGATTTTACAGAATCAAATCCTTTTGGAATGCCATAAATATAATTTATATTTGAGTAAATAGTACTGTACGGAACTACTAAAATGTTTGAGTATTTTTATAACGAAATTTTAAGAAAAACAGTCATATCTTTCGGATCTCTGTTTAATAACATATCAATCAAACATACCAACAATTCAAATGAAGTCATTGATGTTATAAAAGTTCCATTAGCTTATGGTCCAACTCAGAAATTTTTAGCAAGACTTGAGCAATCTCCAGATTTAAACAAACCAGTTCAAATTACATTACCAAGAATGTCTTTTGAATTTACTGGATTGACTTATGATGCTTCAAGAAAGGTAACTACAACTCAATCATTTACTGTAAAGTCATCAACAGATGGATCTGTAGTTAAGAAAACTTATATGCCAGTTCCATACAATTTACAATTTGAATTGGCAATTATGGCAAAATTAAACGATGATGCTTTACAGATAGTTGAACAAATTTTACCATATTTTCAACCGTCTTATACTTTAACCATTGAACTTGTTGATGGAATTAATGAAAAAAGAGATATTCCTATAATTTTAGAAAATGTAACCTTTCAAGATGATTATGAAGGAAATTTTACAACTAGAAGAGTATTGATTTATACTTTAAGGTTTACCGCAAAAACGTATCTTTTTGGTCCAACTCAAACAGCAACAAAAGATATTATCAAAAAATCTACGATCAGTTATATATCTGGAGATTCAACAACTACGCCAATCAGAGAAGTTATATATTCATCCGATGTACGTGCAATTAAAAATTATACGGGAATAGTCTTAACAAATCTCGCAAAAGATGTTACAACTGAAGATATTTTATTTGAAGTAAATGATGCTTCTACTATATCTGCAGACACATATTTGGATATTGAAGGTGAGGAAATTTATGTCAAATTAAAAACTGGAAATGTTCTTACTGTGGATAGGGGAAGAGATAACACAACAATTACATCGCATTTATCTGGAGCCGAAATAAAATCTATTACTACTACTGATAATACTTTAGTTGAATCCGGAGATGATTTTGGATTTGACGGTCAAACCGTATAAAAAGATGGCAAAAAAATTTGATAAACTAAATGACACGTTTAATGTTTCGGGTAAAATAATTTCTGCAAGCTCTGTAGAAAGTTCATTAGAATCTGAAATAGATAAAGTTTCATCCCCAATTAATGATATAAAAAAAGATTATGAATATACTAGAGGAAATTTATATTCATTGATTGAAAAAGGTCAAGAAGCAATCAATGGAATTTTAGAACTTGCACAAGAAAGTGAAATGCCAAGGGCATATGAAGTTGCTGGACAATTAATAAAAAGTGTAGCAGATGCAACAGACAAATTGATGGACCTTCAGAAAAAATTAAAAGATATTGAAGAAGAAAAAATAAGTAAAGGTCCAACCACCGTCAATAATGCACTTTTTGTTGGATCAACTGCAGATTTGGCAAAATTTTTAAAACAACAATCTCAAGGAAATGATGAAAACATTTAGACAGTTTCAAGAAGAGTGGAGTAATAAATATAAAAAGAGTATTAATTGCTCAAATCCAAAAGGATTTTCTCAACGTGCTTATTGTGCGGGAAGAAAAAGAGCAAAAAGTGAAAAAAATTAAATTAACCCTAATGAATAATGCCCAACCAAATCAAGACACATAAAACAGTTGAACAAATTGCAAAAAAGCATCGTCTTGAGGTTGCTTTTATACAAAAGCAACTTGAAATGGGTGAACCAATTGAGCACGAGCATACTCAAGATCACGATTTAGCAAAAAACATTGCTCTTCAACATCTGGATGAAATTCCTGATTATTACACTCGTTTGAAAAAGATGGAAGCAGATGCTAAAAAACATCATAAAAAATTTAAAGATGTTACTGAAGAAGGTCTTAGAGATTGGTTTGGAAAATCTAAATCAAAAGATGGAAAATCTGGATGGGTCAATGTTGTGACTGGTGGAACTTGTGCAAGTGATGAACCAAGAGAAGGAACTCCCAAATGTGTTTCTTCTACAAAAAGAGCAAGTATGAGTCCTGCGGAACGGCGTTCGGCAGCAAGAAGAAAAAAGGCAGCAGATCCAGAACAACAACAAAAAACAGATGCTGCAAAACCAACATATGTTTCTACAGATAAACCTAAAAAGAAAATGAACGAAGAAACGGACAAAAAAGGTAAAGGTAGTGGCAAAAAAGATGCTTGCTACCATAAAGTAAAGTCTAGATATGATGTTTGGCCAAGTGCATATGCTTCTGGAGCACTGGTTAAATGCCGTAAGGTTGGTGCTGCAAATTGGGGAACGAAATCAGAATCAACTATGAACGAAGAAGAAAGATATTGTCCCTTATGCGATAAAAGAGAAACAAGATCTGATTGTTCTTATGGTGGAAAAGCATGGGATAAAGTTTCTATAAAAGATCACGAATATTCAATGGTTCGTTCTGAACTTGAAACATTGATGAATGCTGCACAAAGACTTAAGGCAAAAGTTGAAAATGGTGAGGGCAGTTTAGAAGCATGGGTTCAATCCAAAATTACCAAAGCAGCAGATTATATTGATACTGCAGCAGATTATGTCGCAAGTGGAGAAATGGAGGAATCTGTAAGTCATACAATCAATCCCTCTGCACACAAAACTGCCCAAAAAAGAGAAAAAATTAGAAATATTGCAGTTAAAGGATCAACTGGTGGAGAGAGATCTGTTGCATCTTCAAAATTAGGAGCAACTGCAGAACTACCAACGATTAAAAAAGAAGAAAAACTGGTTAGTAAAATTAAAAATGAAATTCTTGATGAAAAGTGTTGGCCAGGATATAAGAAAAAAGGAATGAAGACGATGTTTGGTAAAAAATATCCAAACTGTGTTAAAGCAGAGGAAAGTATTACTATCGAAGATGCTAATGGAAATACTTTTGCTGAAGTTGTAGATTTAATTAAACCGGAACCAATCAAAGGATTTAAATGCCAAATTGATGAAGTAACACGTCTCCAATCACAGTCAGGAAATATTATTGCAATTACTTTACTTTGGAGAGGAAAATATTACGGTATTAGAATGTTTTTTCCACAAATAAAAACTCCATCTCGTCAAGAAGTGAATGACGAAATTCAAAAAGTATATCCTGGGGCAAAGGTAGTATTTCACACAATTTCAGAATTTACTCCTGGACAACCTTTGATTCAAGCAGGATTTCAAGGAGGAAGTTCCGGAAAACTTGGTTTTAATAAAAACTATGTAAAACCTATGGGAGAAGAAGTTGAGATTAATGAAGATTGGCAAAGAGTCAATCGTCAAGATAAAACGGATGGTTTAAGTCCTGCTGCGGTTAAGGCATATCGTCGTGAAAATCCCGGATCAAAACTCCAAACTGCAGTAACCGAAAAGAACCCAACAGGAAAAAGAGCAAATCGTCGTAAATCATTTTGTAAACGTATGTCTGGAATGAAGTCCAAGTTAACTTCCACTAAAACTGCAAGAGATCCAGATTCAAGAATTAATAAAGCACTTCGTCGTTGGAATTGTAACTGATAGGTAGGATTTATTATGAGTGATGTATATTTAGGTAATCCTCTTTTAAAGAAAGCAAATACTCCTATTGAATTTACACAAGAACAAATTATTGAATTTTTAAAGTGTAAAGATGATCCAGTATATTTTGCAAAAAATTATGTAAAAATTGTAACTCTCGATAAGGGATTGCAACCATTTCAAATGTATCCCTTTCAAGAGAAATTAGTTAACAATTTCCATAATCATAGATTTAATATATGCAAGATGCCAAGACAGACTGGAAAGTCTACAACCGTGGTGTCATTTCTTCTACATTATGCAGTATTCAATGATAATGTAAATATCGGTATTCTTGCTAACAAAGCCGCCACCGCAAGAGAACTTTTAGATCGTTTGCAAACTGCATATGAAAACCTACCAAAATGGATGCAACAGGGAATCATTTCTTGGAATAAGGGATCATTGGAATTGGAGAATGGAAGTAAAATCTTGGCTGCTTCTACTTCTGCTTCTGCGGTTCGTGGTATGTCTTTCAATATCCTCTTTTTGGACGAATTTGCGTTTGTTCCAAATCACATCGCAGATTCATTTTTTGCGTCGGTTTATCCTACAATTACTTCAGGTAAAAGTACAAAAGTAATTATTGTTTCTACCCCACACGGTATGAACCATTTTTACCGAATGTGGCATGATGCAGAAAAAGGTAAAAATGAATATTTATTTACAGATGTTCATTGGAGTGAAGTTCCAGGAAGAGATGAGGCATGGAAAGCACAAACTATTGCAAACACTTCTGAACAACAATTTAAAGTTGAGTTTGAATGTGAATTTTTAGGATCTGTTGACACTTTAATTGCACCATCCAAACTAAGAAACCTTGTATACGATGCTCCTAAGACTCGCAGTGCTGGTCTAGATGTTTATGAAGATCCAATAGAAGAACATGATTATCTCATCACTGTAGATGTTGCTAGGGGTGTTGGAAATGACTATTCAGCTTTTACTGTGATTGATATAACACAGTTTCCACATAAAGTTGTAGGAAAATATAGAAATAATGAAATCAAACCTATGCTTTTTCCGAGTATTATTGAGGAGATTGGAAAAAATTATAATGAGGCATATATTTTATGCGAAGTTAATGATGTTGGAGATCAAGTAGCTAGTATCCTTCAATACGATTTAGAATATAAAAATCTTCTCATGTGTTCTATGAGAGGAAGAGCAGGACAAATTGTAGGGCAAGGATTTTCTGGAAAGAAAACTCAACTTGGAGTAAAAATGTCCAAGACGGTTAAAAAAGTTGGGTGCTTCAACCTTAAGACAATGATTGAGGAAGATAAGCTATATTTAAACGACTATGAGATAATATCCGAACTTACGACATTTATTCAAAAGCATAATTCATTTGAAGCTGAAGAAGGTTGTAATGATGATCTTGCAATGTGCTTAGTAATTTATGCATGGTTGGTTGCACAAGACTATTTTAAAGAGCTTACTGACCAAGATGTTAGAAAAAGATTATATGAAGAACAAAAAAATCAAATTGAACAAGATATGGCACCATTTGGATTCGTTTCTGATGGTATTGGTGAAAACAGTTTTGTTGATCAAGATGGAGATAGATGGTTTTTAGATGAATATGGGGATCGTTCTTATATGTGGGAATATATGTAAAATGGAATTAGATAAACAAATAAAATTAGGACATTTATTATTAGTAGATAGAAAATGTAGAGTATGCAATGAAATAAAAAATTTAATAGATGGATTTTATCAAACACGTAAAGATAAGGGCAACGTATCATCATCATATTCTTATGAATGTAAAGAATGTACAATAAAAAGAATCATAAATTCTAAAAAAAATAATAAATTTATATGTAAATGGGAGTATCCTGACTGGTAATTAATTCACGTCACATTTCCCCAGTGTAAAGTATATTTTTAATAAATATTTTTTAGATAAACTGAGATTTAACGGAGAAAAACATGGCGACTCCTCAATTATCTCCTGGAGTATTAGTCAGAGAGGTTGATTTAACGGTAGGAAGAGCTGATAATGTTTTAGATAACATTGGTGCAATTGCAGGACCTTTTCCAATTGGACCTGTTGATCATCCAATTGACATAACAACAGAACAAGATTTAATTAATGTATTTGGTAAACCAATTTCAACTGATTCGCAATATGAATATTGGATGAGTGCTTCATCATATCTTTCATATGGTGGTGTTTTAAAGGTTGTAAGAACTGGTGGATCAACCTTAAACAATGCCAATGCTGGAGTTTCAGTTGCTTCAACAACAAGTTTAAAAATTGACAATTACGATGATTATTTAAATAATCACTCAGAAGGTACAAATTATACATACTCAGCAAAGAACCCAGGAAGTTGGGCAAATGGATTAAAAGTTTGTTTTATTGATGATTTAGCAGATCAAACATTGGGGATTACCACAACCAGTCTCGTTGCTCTTGGAGTAACAGTTGGATATGGAGTTACGGTTTCTCTTTCCAATCAAGTAATTGCAGGATCTGGAAGTACTTCCCTGTTTACTGGATACCTGAAAGGTATTATCACTGGAGTAACAACAGATTCAACAAACGGAAACAGTACAGTTGATGTAAAGATTTTTTCAAGAGTTTCCAGTACAGGAACTGAAACTCCAATTACTTATGCAGAAGGTTCTACTACTGCTGCATTTGCTGCATCAAGTACAATTAACTTTATTAACAATTCGGGAGCTCAATCTGGATCTGCAACCGTTGCTTCTATTTCTGATTGGTATGATAACCAAACTCTTGGTTTAACCAATACAACAATTTATTGGAAATCCATAGCACCAAAACCAGTTTCTAATAGATATGTTCTTGATAGAAACGGCAAAAATGACGGATTGCATATAGTTGTCGTTGATGATCTTGGAACTATTACAGGAAATCAAGGAACGCTTATTGAAAAACATATAGGTCTTTCAAAAGCATTTGATTCAATTTCTGCAGTTAATTCTCCACAAAAAATTTGGTACAAACAGTATCTTGCTGATTTTTCTGCGCAAATTTACGCAGGTAATAATCCATCAAGTTCTGCAGATTCTTATTGGAACACTGCACCAAGAGCAACTGGATTTTCCGCGGCATTTACTGCGGTTACAACTGCAGATGGACTTTGGGGACAAAATGCTCAAGGAATAACTTATAGTGCAATTGGTAATAAGACTTATGCATTAGGTGGTGGTGTTGATTATTCTGCCTCTGGTGGAATGAAAGCAACTTTAGGGGACTTGATTACATCATACGAATTATTCTCAAATAAAGATGAAATTCAAGTTGATTATTTAATTATGGGTCCAGGATTAGATTCGGAATCAGATTCTCAAGCAAAGGCAAATTATCTTATCTCTACGGCAGGAAATAGACAAGATTGTATTGCTTGCATTGGTCCTCATAGAGCAAATTTAATTGGAATTACAAATACTACTACACAAACTAATAACTTAATCAAGTATTTCAGTCCACTTTCATCTTCTTCATATGCAGTATTTGATAGTGGATATAAGTATACTTATGATAGATTTAATAATAAGTTTGTTTACATTCCTTGCAATGCTGATATTGCTGGTTTAATGACAAGAACGAATATTATTTCATATCCTTGGTTCTCTCCAGCAGGTCAACAACGTGGAATTCTTAATAATGCAATTAAACTTGCATATAATCCAAACAAAGCACAAAGAGACCAACTATATCCACTGAGAATTAATTCAATTGTAACTCAACCTGGTGTTGGAACTCTTCTTTTTGGAGATAAAACTGCTCTCACCTATGCATCTGCGTTTGATAGAATCAATGTTCGTCGTTTGTTCCTTACAATTGAACAGGCACTTCAAAGAGCTGCTCAGGCACAACTCTTTGAATTGAACGATGAACTTACAAGAGCAAACTTTAAGAACATTGTTGAACCTTACCTCCGTGATGTTCAGGCAAAGAGAGGACTTTATGGATTCTTAGTTGTTTGTGATACATCAAACAATACTCCTGATGTGATTGATAATAATGAATTTAGAGCAGACATTTATCTGAAGCCTGCTAAGTCTATTAATTATGTAACACTTACTTTTGTTGCTACCCGCACTGGCATATCTTTTGAAGAAGTAGCCGGTACAGTTTGATTTAATTAAAACACAACAAGGAGGATCTAAAAATGGCACACAGTATTCAAGATTTTAAAGCAGCACTCAAAGGTGGTGGTGCTCGCTCCAATCTATTTGAAGTTGTTTTAACTAACTTCCCAGGCGGGGCAGAGTTTGATGCTAATGAATTTTCGGTTTTATGTAAAGCAGCAAATTTACCTGCGTCAAATATTGCATCTATTGATGTTCCTTTTAGAGGAAGAACTTTTAAAGTAGCAGGGGATCGTACATTTGATCCTTGGACAATTACAGTTATTAATGATGAAGACTTTAAAATCAGAAAAGCAATGGAAGCTTGGATGCAATTTGTTGGTCAATATGCTGATGGAAGTGGTGCAACCAATCCAAATAGTTATATGGTTGATGCATTAGTCAGACAACTCAAAAGAAATCCAAGTGTCGTTGGTGGAAATAATGTTGTAGGAAGTGGTCTTGACGTTGCTGCGCAGTATAAGTTCTATAGTATTTTCCCAACAACTATCTCCGCAATTGATCTTTCATATGATAGTGCGGACACAATTGAAGAATTTACCGTAGATTTCCAAGTACAATACTGGTCACCATATACAGGTGAAAATTGATAGAATAAATATATCAAGGATCAAAATAAAATAAATTATGGCAAAGTTATTTGGATTTTCTATTGAAGATAGTGAACCATTATCTCCGAGTGTAGTTTCTCCCGTTGCACCTAATAGTGAAGATGGGAGTGATTTTTATCTATCTAGTGGATTTTTTGGATCATACGTAGATATTGAAGGCGTTTATAGAACCGAATTTGATTTAATTAAAAGATATCGTGAAATG